GAGCGACAGCTTCAGGAGCGACAGCTTCAGGAGCGACAGCTTCAGGAGCGACAGCTTCAGGAGCGACAGCTTCAGGAGCGACAGCTTCAGGAGCGACAGGGTTCTCCACAACTGGAGCAGCAACCACGGGGGTTGGCTCCTCGTGGGCCTTGATCTTCTTGGACATGAATACCTTATTAGGCGGCAGGTGCAGCTTGTTGCGCACTTACCTTGGTGTTGGTGTTGAGGATATCCGAACCAGCTTTGATAAGGTTCGGGGCAGCAGACTGCATCGCCTGTTGCTGTTGAGCTTGGGCATCAGCCTGTTGAACTTCTTGCTCAGAACGAACAAGGTTCTTCTTGTCGATCATCAGAGCAGTCGTGCGACGAGTGATGTACTCAGAGACACTGAGATACTTAGCGACCACTTCAGGACCAAACTTCTGGCCCAGGTCACTTACAAGATCATCTAATTTCTGAAGGTCATTATTACGACCCAAAGCCTCCAAGCCGGTCACGATCAAAGGCGTGACGCTCTTGGGGATCTTGGGGAACTTACTGTCCTTCTGGAGATTCTTGGTGATGCACTTCACAAGCCAGAGTTGGAACTCTTGGCTCAGAGAGGCATACTCACCACCCAAAGAAGACTCAAGTTCAGCAGCCATGAAACGAATCTCTTCAGCCGTGACTCGCTCACCATTACGCTGGACTGAGGAGTTCAGGAGGAAGGAGGCTTCAAGGCGACCAGTGATCGAATCAATCTGTTGCTTGGCTACTTGGAAGTCATTGAACTTCTGAAGCTGGAGAGCCTTCACTTCCTCTTCACGACCAGGACAGAACCCACCATTGGGAGTCTTGGCGAGCTTCTGGACTGACGTGGTGCCTGAGGGGTCTACGAGGAATACAACCTTGGCACCAGCAGCAGCCCCTTCAACGATAGCTTGGCTCAGACCCTCAAGGCTCTGAAGGTCCCCAATCAAATCTTCAACGAATCCACGACCGTAGTTCTCACCCTGGAGTTCGCCCATACGCAGAGCGTTCCACGGGAGTTCATCCTTAGGGTACTCAGCGATGGACTCAGGTAACTGGAACCCCTTCACTTCTTGGTGAATGTTCCAGGTCTTCCCGTTGAACTTGATCCAGGTGTAGAGGTCTACGTCCTTCTCAATGTCGTTATCACCCTCAGAGGCACAGTTAGCCTTGAGGAACTCCTGAACATCCTGAGGCAGAGCCAGAGGTGACAAGGTTTCCTTGAGCAAGATTTCCTTGAGGTTCCCTTCGTGATCCCGTTGGACCACATACTGGGACAAACGGTAGGCCCGAAGACCGCCCTTGCGAGGTGCGTACACCAAGATGTTACCAGAGATCACGAGATGCTTGAGAGCAAGGAAAGCCGCTCGGCGGATACCAGTAGTCTCAATGTGATCCTGAATGATCTTCTCAGTCTTGGCCATTGCCTCATCAAGCTGAGTCTTCAGTTCTGGGTTAGCTTCCATTTCATTGGCCAACTCAATCACGTTCACGACATATCGGTGGAACGGGGTGTTGGGAGGGAAGAGGGTCATCAACAGCTTGGCTGCGAGATTCTTAGCCCCTCGGGCACCTAGGGATTGATAAGGCTTATAGAGGTCTGAGTCCCCTGTCGTAGAGAGGGGAGGAGCAATAGAGGTCAGTGTGAGCTTACTTGATTCCCGAGCACGGCGAAGGAATGGCTCACGATCCATCTCAAGTTTAGAGTAACGACTAGCGGCAGCACTTTTATCAGAGGTGTCCATTAGTAGCGCCTCCGAGTATCAGGACGCCCACCACCCGTGCGTGGACGCCTCACCGCCGCAGCCGCTTCAGCAGCCTTAGCCGCAGCCGCAGCATCGATCTGAACACCACTCACAGGAGCCAGGGAAGAGGGGCCAATAAATAACTGGTTGGCTCGGTCCACAGGCCCCATCGTTTGATTACCCAAACCACTGAGGTCAGGCTTCGGGGCTATCTTGAACCCACGCCCCCGAAGGAACATTCCACGCTCTGAAATAATAGGAGCGTCAGGGGCTGGTTCGGGAGCATTAGGGGCTGGAGGAGTCTTTGTATTAGGGATCTTAGGTTTGCTTGAGCACACTGGAGATGTTGTCCTTGGACTGCTGTTCCCTCCAGGTCTTTATGAGGTGACCTAAGACCTGTTGGTTGCCTACCTTAGAGCCATAGTACCACTGGGTCTCTTCCTTGACGGAGAGACTTGTGGGAAAGACTGCTTGGAGGTGACGAATCAGGGCTTCAGGGATCTCAGGACAGGTAGGTACATCGGAGGGGCGGAAGGGGTCGTTAGGTTCCACTGTGCACCTTTAGCCAACCATCTTGTAAACACTGTCCCGTAAGTCACTTAGAGTCCCCATGTTCTCTAGGACTACATCGAAGTCATGAGCGTCTAAGGCCCCCTCGGAACTGTGCCCATTAGGCTTAGTAGCCCCCGGTCGATCCACTCTAACCATAAGGGCACCAAGACCTTTCAGGCAGTCATACTCATCAGGAAACCTCATATCATCAACAACCACAGGGACCTTTGAGGACAGGATCTTGTTGACCATCAGGCCCACCCAGAGTTCCTTGTTGACCGTGTTACGGCCCCACTCGGTTCCAAGAGTCTGCTGAAGCTCTCTGGGAGTCTTCCCAGCGAAGGCAAAGGGGATTGGGGTGTTCTTACCCTCCTCGACCATCTTACGGGCTTGTTCGATCTTGTAGCCATCGTGCATCAAGAGCATGCAAATCATGTCTTTGATGGGCTGGGCAAACTTGAGGCACTGGTAGCCCCGGCTATCCAGGTACCCAGCTACGGTTGATTTGCCTGACTGGGGGGCACTGGAGTACAGGGCGATTAGTTTTGGTTTAGGCATGACTCAGTTTCTGTATGAAGTGGTTATTGAACCCTCTAGCCCACGCTGCGAGGTAGAGGAAGTTGAGGCAGAAGATCCCCCACTGGCCCGCTAAGATAGACGAAAGGAACCAGAAGGGGGCTGCAAGGAGTCCAAAGATACAAGCATACCGGGAGACATGAGGTCGCTTGTCCTGACTAAGCCAAATAGCGGTGACTCCGAAGAGTGCTATGAAGACTTGGGTGAGGATTAGGAGGGTCACTTATCAAGCTCAGCAATGAGAGCGTCAGCCATTCCAACAGAGGCAGTGGCTAGAGCCTTCTGAGTTTCCTCCTGAGTGCCAAGATCCCACGTAGCTTTCCCAAGAGAGTGGAGGAGTTCTACCAGGATCTTTGCCGCTAGTTCTTCTCGTGGGTTCACGCGAGTATCTCTCCATTCTCGTTGTGCATAACAGGCAGAGGCTCCAACTTAGGAGGCTCCCAAAGAATCACTTGTTTCTTCGTACGGTCCCAATCTTCATTGCGACAGATACGACTCACTCGGGCCTGAATGGTGGCGTCCACTTCAGTAAGGTCCTTGGTTGCGAAGGTATCAACGATAGCCCTCCAGTAATCGGCTTTGGGAATAGCACCCAGAATGGCCAAGGCTTTCTTGGGTCCGATCCCAGGGCATCCCTTGTACCCATCACAAGAATCCCCTGTGAGAGTTTGGAAAGCATGGTGGTAATCAGCTTCATCAAGGGAGACTCGCTTCACTCCCCGGTCGGGGTGCTTGGGGTTCCAGAGAAGACCAGGAATCTGAAAGAAGTCCTTGTCCACTGAGACGATGATCTTCTCACCTTTGATAAGGTCAGGGGCAGTCGCAAGGATACCAAGGACATCATCACCTTCCAAGGTGGGCTTGGAGAAGGTCTTCCAGGTACTGCGAATAAACTCCCGGCAGAACGAGAGCAACTCAGGTCGTTCCTTGTTCACTCGGTTCATCTTGTAACTGGGCAAGATTTGTTTGCGCCAGTTCTCAGCGTCCCCGAGAGCCATAACTACTTGGTCAGAGTTCAGGGTGTCTTGGTATTCAACCACCCGTTCAGTGATGAACTTGATAGCGTGGGCCTTGTCCACCGTAGTGGATACTTCCCCCGGTGCCCAAACTATTTGGGTTTGGCTGGCGGCAGCGGCAGAGTATCCAAGGAAGTCAGCATCAATGAGGAGGGTCCGCATGGTAGTTCGATTTCTTTCGGGTCTGAGGAGTTTTGAAGAAGGAAGACCATGACCCACATGTCCTTGGTAACAGACCAGCGGACATCGATGGTGAGGAGATCAAGGTGGACGAGGGTTTCTAGGAAAGCATGGGTAGCTGCTCCGTGTTCGAGCGGAGTCGGACGACTAGAGCGCATTGGGACTAGGGCTAGGATGGTCATGAAACTTTCTCTAGTTCTGATTCGTGGAAGAAACGATCTGGGAGTTCCATTACTTTTGCTTTCCAATGAATCCGCCAAACAGGTTGACCCTCTTTACAGACTTCACTTGTTGCTGTGCGGGATGGCCACCAGCCAGTGACCAGGACCATCTTGCCAGCCCAAGCGTCGGCTAAGTGGTCCTTGCCGGGATTAGCTGGTCGGAGGATACGAAGTTCTGTTCGGGGATCACGGGGATGTGGGTGGTAGGATTGGGTTACCACTTGGTATCCCGTTCAAGCCAAGCAATCCAAGCGATGAGTGCGAAGAACATGGCGATGATTAGAACGTCGGGGGTCATCATGATTCCTTTAGCAGTTGTAGGTAGAACTTAGCCACACGAAGAACCTCCAAAGGAGTCCCGGTGGACTTGATGCGATTGGCGAGGTCAGAAACAACGATGACATTCCCCTTCGTGTAACCCAATGCTGGAATGATCCGGTCTAGGGTCGGACTGTTCTCACTCGTTGAACCAAAGCGGAGAGGAATGCCCAAGGCTGGGCAGTGGGTTGGTATCACCACGTCACTCAGGTCAATGTTGCAGGGGATGCCGGATTGTTTTGAGCGATACCTAGCGGACCTGAGGAGACGAGATTCTTTGAAACGACTAATGCGTCTCACACCAATTACCTCCGACACGGTAAGCACCAGTGAGGGGGCAGGTTGATTTGAGTTCGATTCCAGCTTGTTCGATTGCTGATACACACGTCTTCCCAATAAGGTCACCTAAGTCCGAGCGGCAGGAGACTTGTACTTCGTCGTGGAAGTACCCAACCTGAGCAAAATCTTTACCATGAACCAAACCCTGCTTGGTGAGGCTGCTGAACATAATCCAGTTAGCCTTCTTCATCACGCAAGCCTCAAAGCCTTGAAGCAGAGAACTGAGGGCAGCGTGTTCACTACGGCAGGGGAGCTTACGACCATCCAGTCCGACAAGATAACCCTTAGTCTTTACCCGTTCTGATACAGCAGACTTGAGCGCTGCGAGAGCGGGGAACTTCTCAAGGAAGGATTCCATAAGCTGCCTGCCATGTGATGCATTTGTACCTGCGATTGAACCAACCTTACCAGGGCCAGCACCGAGCAAGAAGGCATAGATAAAGGTCTTTGCCATATCTCGGGTAGCGAAGCCTGCTGCCTTCTGATTGGCAGAATGGATGTCGCCACCCAAGACGATCTTAGCGTACTCACCACCGTCCCATGGGTACATGTAATGTGCGAGGGAGCGTAGCTGAATGCCGCTCGCATCCGCACCAACAAGGACTTGACCTTCATCAGCACAGAACAGAGCACGGCATTCCTTCCCATATGGTTTATCAATCGCTGGCACTTGGGACATGTTAGGCTTAGAGTGAGTGACCCGAGAGCTTACGGCTCCATTGGTGTTCACCTCTCCGTGCATGCGACCATTCTTCTCTAGCTTCAGCCAAGCCTGATTACCTTCAGCAAGCTGACCGATACGCTTTTCTACCATCAGATACTCTACGATGGGTTTGATCTCAGGGTACGGTAAGGATGACAGGACCTCCTCAGAGGTCTGCGCCTTCCCGTCATCCGTAAACACCAAGGGCTTCCAAGAATACCGCTCCACCAAGAACTTCGCAATGTGGTCGTGGCTCCCTGAGTTGAACGGGGTGTGCCTTTGCTTGTTAGACCCAGCTTCGATGACACATGCCTTAGGCTTGATGCCCCTGGCCTTGCGCTCGGTCTCACACTCAGTCTTGGTTGACCCTTGGAACTCGTGGTTGATGCCAGAGGAGTCCGTCCAGGTCATCCGGTAATGAGCCGGGACTTTCATTTCTTCGTGCCACCCAACACAGGCTTCCTTGAGCACCAACTCAAGCTCATGCCTCCGTTGGCTCAGCTTCCCGTACAACTCCACAGCAGCTTGCCGATTGAACCGGAACCCATGCTGTTGCTGAAGATGAATCAGGTAAGCAAAGCGATGTTCGTTGAGAAGGGCTTCTTCACTATACCCCTTAGAATCTATATGCTTCTCATGCGCCTCAGTAACCTTGATGTCCTGAATACAGTACTCCAGCATCTTCAGACTGAACGTACTCCAATCATTCATCTCACCAAAGTCCCCCTTCCTTTCCCCGAGTCTCCAGCCCCATGCCTTGAGGCTATGAGAGCCGATGAGGTTACCGGGGAAGTCGGGGTTCTTCTTGCGGAAGATGAAGTCCCGGTCCTTTAGGTCTAGCCAGATGATACGGGAGCAGACTAGGAGGTCTTTGAGAACTTGGGCCTTATTCGCGAACGGGTGGAACTCTACTTTGTAGAGCTTCTCTATGACTGGAATATCGTAACCAAGGATATTCTGACCAACTAATTCATCAGCAGCTAAGAGAGCTTTGATGCCCTCCCTAATATCCCCAGCCATCGTATCGTGGAAGATCGTCTCGTCATCATAGTATGAACTGATCTCCCCCGTATCCTTGTCCTGCGTAACGATGCAATGGATCTTAGTCACATCGTCTAGGAGGTTATCGGCTTCGATGTCAAACCTTAGGCGGGTCATTTCTTTCCTCTACTATTCTCACGCCGGTAGCCTGCTCGCCACAAGACAGCAGTTATATCGTTGGCGATCCGTTGTACCTCTTCTTCGGTCAGGCCCCACTTAGTCGCATGGAGAGTCTCATGGACGATAGTGTCTAGGCGTTCCTTAGTCTCCTTGCAGGGAGTGATAAGGATGACCTTCTGAGCTGGACTAGCCCACCCATGAATGGGTTCCATAACAACTGTCCACCAGCCTGTTGACAACTTGATTCGGAAGTCAGTCGGAGGACTTAGCTTTTCCTTGGCCATCTGAAGTCTCCTTTGTCTTTAGAAGTTTGATGAAGTTGGGATACCCATAGTCACGAGATTCAGTAACAGCCTTGGTCTCTTTACAGACTGGGCAGATTCCTTGGTGCCACGTAGATACGGTCCAGGCTTTACCAGCCTTAGAACCGCAGTCGTGGCAGCAGAGATAGGGGCACCAGTAGGGTTCAGTTGGTTTGACGTTCATCCACATCCCTTCATAGTCGCAATAGCGAAGGCCAAGACTGCTAAGGCTAATGCGGTCCAACTAATAGTTGTCTCG